TGGAAAATCCGCCCAAGTTGCCCGATGAACTCATCAAGGGCGTTCTGCGGTGCGGACATAAAATGCTGATATCGGGTTCGTCAAAAGCGGGTAAGTCATTCCTTTTGATGGAGCTTGCAGTAGCGTTGGCGGAAGGCATCAAATGGCTCGGCTTTGAGTGCAAGAAATCAAAGGTCATTTATGTCAACTTGGAAATCGACCCCGCATCGTGCATCAACCGCTTTTCGGAGATTTATAAAGGTCTGGGCATCAAGCCGAAATTCCCGAATGACATCTATGTTTGGAATTTGCGCGGACACGCCGTACCGCTTGATAAGCTCGTACCGAAACTGCTGCGTAGGGTAAGCAGTCAGCACTTTGATGCGGTCATAATCGACCCCATTTATAAGGTCATTACGGGAGACGAAAATAACGCATCGGAAATGGGGCAGTTCTGTAATCAGTTTGATAAAATCTGCCAAGTTTCAGGGTGCGCAACGATTTATTGTCATCACCATTCGAAGGGCGCGCAAGGTTTCAAGAAGGCAATGGACAGAGCGTCCGGCAGCGGAGTTTTCGCAAGAGACCCCGATGCGCAACTCGATATGATTCAGCTTGAAACGAGCGAGGAGTTCCTGAACGAAAATGCCGACAATCTCAACTCTACGGCTTGGCGGCTTGAATGCTCACTTCGAGAGTTCCCGAACTTCAAGCCTCGCAACTTCTGGTTTGAGTACCCGATTCACCGAGTAGATGAGCAAGGCATCCTTGGCGGCTTATACAGCGAAGGGGATCCAAAGAGCAACCTTGCAAAAAGCGGTAAACGCAAGCAAACCCCCGAGCTTCGCAAAGAGGAGTTCGACAGAGCGTTCGATATTAATGTTTCGATAGACGGCACTTGCCCGGCATCGGCAATAGCGGAATACTTGGGAATAGCCGAGCGGACAGTAAGGGCAAGAGTAGCCGAATTTGCGGACGAATACGCAACGCATAAAGGCTTTATTACCCGTAAAAGATGAGCCTGGCAGAATGCGGAATTTTGGCGGCAGAAAAAACTGGCAGAAAGGGCTTATATATAGCAACTGACGCCGCCAATACGGAGAGGGGCTGTAGGATAGGACTCAAAGTCCGTCCTATCCCCCAAGCACCTCCCGTTTATTGGCTCTTAACCTTTCTGACAAAAACTAGGAGGCAACAGAAATGAAGATTTTTCTCTTGATGATTCCGCCGACAGTAACGGCGCAGGAACGCAAGGTCAAGATAGTGCGCGGAAGACCGTTCTTCTATAAACCCGAAAATGTCAAGGTTGCGCAAGCGGAGATAATAAGGCATTTAAGACCTTTCAAACCGCAAGCACCGATGGAAGGGGCAATTGAGCTGAAAGTCTCGTGGCGGTTTCCGAAAGGTAAGTCGCATAAGGCGAACGAGTGGCGGATAACGAAACCCGATACCGACAATCTCGAAAAGATGCTCAAGGACTGTATGACGGAAGTCGGGTTTTGGAAGGACGATGCACAAGTCGTAAGAGAGACTGCAGAAAAGAGCTGGGTGTACGAAGACGAATGTGGAATACTCATCGAAGTCAATCAGCTCGGCAAATTTACGGAGGAGGTTATCAACAATGGATAACAGCGTAGGAGTTAGGGGTTTGGCGGCAGCAATCGTGATGCAAGCATTAACCGACTATAAGCAGTGCGTGAAAATTTGTAAGACCTATCCCGAGGGAACACTTATGCGGACGAGAGCCGAAAAGGAAAAAGGTCGCATAATGGACTTTGCAAAAAGCGGATGGTTTCTCGATTTATCGATTATTCCGCAAACGAAATTCATAGCGAAGTTGAAGGAGTTAGAACAGTAAAATGACAAAGGAGGAATACTTGTCGCAGGCGGCAGTGCTTGGCAGACAAATAGCAAAGCTAGAGATGAATATCGGCTTTTACAGAGAAGCAGCTTGCTCTACGGCAAGTTCCTCAAACGATGAGCCGAGAGTAAGCAGAACTCGCAGCACGGAAGCTCCGTTCACCAAAATGGTGCATAAGGTTCTTGAACTTGAAGAAAAGGTTGATAAGCTCAAAGAACAGTGTGAGAAACTGCAAACTGAAATAATGGGGGCCATTGAAAACCTTGCTAATGAAGATTATAAGTCGCTGTTGATACTTCGATATTTGCAGGATTTAGAGTGGGGGTTGATTTGCGAAAAACTCTGTATCAGTAAAAGGACAGCAATGCGCTGGCATAAGGATGCATTGGATGAAATCAAAGTCCCCGAATAGGTCTATTACTTGAAGTTTTCTAAAAAAATTCTAAAAATGTTCTAAAACTTATGTCTTTGCCCTTTACATTCGGCATAAGATGTAGTATAATTGATTTACATAATAGGTAAATCGGTAAGGTGCATGGATATTGTTTATGCAAACGCAAAAGTCGAAAAGGTTATGACTGATGCCAAGCAGTTAGTGAAAAAGGTTGGAAGCGATACTGCGAAAGCAATAATAAAACGGAAAAATCAGTTAGAAGCCTTTTCTCATATTGGGGAGCTAATGAAAAGTGGTATAGATAACCCACATTTGCTCGAAAATAATTTATATGGATGCATTGGATGGTCTGTAACTGCGAATTTACGATTTATTCTGGATATCGGATTAGAGAAAGACGAAAAGTACAGCCAAGAAATGTATCTCAAAGAAAAAATAACGGTAAAAGGAGTGATGGACTATCATGGCGGTAAAAATGAGTGGATTATCTCTTGAGTTGTTATCCCATCCTGGTGAAACACTAAAGGAAGTTCTAGAATCAAATAATATGACGCAAAAAGAATTGTCTGCTCGTATAGGGATTACTCCGAAACATCTTAATTTGATTATTTCGGGGAAACAAGACATTTCAACCGAAACTGCTTTTAAATTAGAAAAAGTGTTTTCTTTGTCTGCCTCGTTTTGGAATAACCTGCAAAGGCAATATGATGAAGATAAAATGGCTATTCTTGAAGAACAGCAGATTTTAGAAGAAGAAAAAAATGTGTATGATGCAAGCGTATATTCGCAGATAGTTGCGCTTGGATATTTACAAAGAGAAACTAAACTTGAAAGAAAAATAATTCAATTGCGAGGTTTTTTAGGAGTTTCAAATCTTCTTAATGTTAAGCCCGCAATTGCGGCAAACGCATTATTCAGGAAATCGACCAAAGTTCCAACAAACGATTTTGCATTGGCAGCCTGGATGAAGATTTGTGAAATTGAAACGGATGCTATTGCAGTTCAGTCAAGTTTGGATATTGAAAAGCTGAAAAGTAAATTGGGCGAAATTAAGAGCCTCAATACTCTTGACCCCAATGTCATAGTGGAAAATTTGGAAAGAATCTTTGCAGAATGTGGTGTGGCATTTGCAGTCGTTAAGAATATTAAGGGCGCACCTGTTCAAGGCTTTATTCGCAAGATTAACAATAAAGTTAGGCTTTGCGTAACTTTGCGCAATAAATATGCCGATATTTTCTGGTTTACTTTATTCCACGAAATAGGGCATTTGCTTGATACGCAAAATGAATTCTTTGTCGATTTCCATTCAGTTGACCGTGGCATTGGTGTAGAGAAGGTAGCAGATGAATTTGCTACGCAGCAATTAATAAATAAAACTGCTTATACGCAGTTTGTAAGAAACGGGAACTTCTCTAGACCTTCGGTGCAGAGATTTGCACAAGAGAATGGTTTACTTCCTGGAATCTTGGTCGGTAGGTTGCATCACGATGGATTTTTGGCAAATTCGCAATTAAATGATATGCGTGTTCAATATATTTGGGCATCATAGTTTTACAAAAGAATTATAGAGCTGTTCGGTTAATTGCTGAACGGCTCTTTTTTATAATTCAGAAAAGTTGGCACTCGATGGCACTTCAATGGCACTCGATGGCACTTGCGTGGCACATTGCATTATGGTAAAATGGTATCGTGGAAAAACACACGGAGGCTTGTGGGCGAAAGCTCACGAGCCTTTTTCTATGCAATGGAAATGCGCATAAAATTTTAGCGCATTCTTTTGGAATAACCAAGGGGTACGGAATAAACCGCGCCCCTTGACTATTGTCATTGGATTTCCTTTGCTTGAAGTTGCTTGACCTTGCTGATGACGAGCAGAACCAGGGATTTGATTTCAGCGTGGCTGACTTTGAATACTTGGTTTCCATCGAGCTTAATTCGCAACGCTTGTCTGTCAACGGCAACTTCCAATGACTTGATTTTCACTTCGAAAATCGTGTCCATAAAAGCACCTCCTATTGTGGTAGTAGAACAGAGAATTCTGCTCTCCATAATAGGAGATGTTTTTTTCGCGAACTTTCAAGGAGGGCAAAATGCCGCACAAACCGAAAAAACCGTGCGCCTTCCCTGGCTGTCCTAACTTAACGGACGAAACCTACTGCGAGAAGCACAAGAGCCAGGCGGCGAACAGCTACAACAAATATCATCGCAGTCCCGACCACAACAAGAAGTACGGACGGGAATGGAAGCGCATCCGTGCAAGGTACGTCAAAGCACATCCGCTTTGCGAGAGATGCCTTGCTGAAGGGCGGCTGACACCTGTGGAAGAAGTTCACCACATTTTACCCGTCAACCGAGGCGGTTCAAACGCAGACAGCAACTTGATGAGTTTGTGCAGAAGTTGCCACAATAAAATTCATATCGAACTTGGTGACCGCCATCCGTCTGAGCGTTAGGGGTAGGGGCGGTAAAATCTCTGCGATGTTTTATTTGGGCATCGGCGTGGGGTTTCTTACGCAAAAACGTCAAAATCAAAAGGGTAATTAAACCCTGCGATTTTTCAAAAATAATCACTGTCAAAGGACACGATTTCGATGCCTTTGTGTGAGTGAAAGGAGGTGGCTTTGTGCCAACAAAATCGAATAACATCGGCGGAAAAGGCGGTGCAAGAAAAGGTGCGGGCAGAAAGCCGAAACCTGCCATTGATAAACTTGCGGATGGTGGTGCAAAGTCGATAAAGGTTCTGGACATACCCGACACAGAAGGTGTGGTAATGCCCGAGCCGCACGAGTTCCTTTCCGCAAAGCAGCGAGATGGTGGCGAACTTCAAGCCAAGGAAATCTACACGGAGACTTGGCAGTGGTTGAAAAAGATAGGTTGCACGGCGATAGTTTCTCCGCAACTTATAGAGCGGTACGCCGTGTGCGCAGCACGATGGATACAGTGCGAGGAGATGACGAACCAACTCGGTATGTTGGGCAGACATCCAACCACGGGGAAACCGATTCCTTCGCCGTTCATCAATATCGGCATTCAATACATGAACCAAGCCATAAGGCAATGGAATGAAATTTATCAAATCGTCAAGGACAACTGCACAGTCGATTATTCAGGTGCGAACCCCCAGGACGATTTGATGGAAAGATTACTTAATACCAGGAGGAAGTAAAATGTTTGAAAAAGTGAACCCTAGCCATCCCGACAAGGTGGCTGACCGTATTGCGGGTGCGATAGTTGACCTTGCGTACAAGAACCAGGAGAACCCCAAGATTGCGGTGGAGGTTTTGATAGGACACGGCAAGTGCCACATCATTGCTGAAAGCTCGGTGTGCTTGGCAACGTCGGAAGTCAAAGACCTTGTAAAACGCATCGCCGGGAACATTGCAGTGGACTATGTGGAAGTGCCGCAAGACAAGCATCTCGCAGACAACCAGGCAGATGGTTTCAAGTGCGGTGACAACGGCATATTCAGGGGTGTACCGCTTACCAAAGAGCAGAAAGAACTCGCAAGGGTGGCAAGAGAAATCTATGCTGCGTACCCTACGGACGGGAAATACATACTGAACGGCGAAAGGCTAATCATATGCCAGAGCCAAGCGAGAAGTGCAGAGCTTTCGAGCAAGTATAAAAACGCAGAAGTCAACCCGCTTGGAGATTGGTTCGGTGGCACTGATGTTGACACGGGTGCAACCAACCGCAAGCTCGGCAGTGATATGGCTGACTCCGTGACGGGCGGTGGCTTGCACGGCAAAGACCTCTCGAAAGCGGATGTGAGCGTGAACGTGTATGCGTTCATCAAAGCGCAAGAAACGGGTGTGCCGGTTGAACTGTGCTGTGCAATCGGTGACGAGTACATTGACGGAAAACCCTATGATGAAATCGTGGCGATTGCTAGGGAGTTCATCACCGACCTCGGCGGCTTTGAGAAGTTTGCAGAGTGGGGGTTGGTCTGATGAAAACTACTAGTGAACTGACACTCGTTTCAACCGACAAATTAATACCTTACGCAAACAATGCCCGAACCCACAGTCAGGAACAGATTTTGAAACTCCGTTCTTCGCTGCGTGAGTTCGGGTTTATTAATCCCGTCATCGTTGACAGGGATTTGACCATCATTGCCGGACACGGCAGAGTTATGGCAGCGAAGGCGGAAGGCATCAAGGAAGTGCCTTGTGTGTTCGTTGACCATCTCACTGAGGCGCAGAAGAAAGCGTACATTTTGGCAGACAACCGAATGGCACTCGATGCGGGTTGGGACGAAGAACTTCTGCGTGTGGAATTGCAGGAGTTGGAAGGTCTGAACTTTGACCTTGGTCTTACGGGTTTTGACGAAAAGGAACTCGCAGACTTCTTTGCGGAAGACAAAGCCGAGGTTGAAGACGATGACTATGACCTTACGGAAGCGTTGGAGAAGGCATCCTTCGTTGAGCGTGGTGATGTGTG